GCCGTGACATCTACGAGGTGCCCAACAAAAAGGCCGGACAGGTCAACAAGTACGGGAAGGTCGAACCGCCTACCAAAGTGCGTATCGAGTTCCTGACTGATGAACCCATCGAAATCAACGGCGATATGCTGCCGCGATTGGTATCGACGCAGTTCAATATCTCATGGAACGAAAAGAGCAGCCTGCGCGAGTTCGTAAGCAAGTGGAACCCTGCGATGGGCAAGCTGGATGCGGTGGACCCTGACAAGCTGATCGGCATGGGTGCTTACCTGACCGTTACGCAGAGCAAGGACGCGACCGACCCTACGCGCACTTGGTCGAACATCAACGGCATTGCGCCCCCGCCCAAGGGCGCAACTATCCCGGCCATCCCTACCGACTTTGTGCGGAGGAAGGACCGCCCGGCAGACGGGACCGCTACGGCACCCGCCCCGCAAAAGGCCGCGCCAAGTGCGGCAAGTGACGAAGTGAACGATCTTCCATTCTAACCATCTAACACGAACGAACATGGGAAAGAAAGCGAAATACGGCCAATGGCTTGGCTTTGTCAAAGAGGTGACAACGCGCACGCAATTCAACGGCAGCGCAATGTGCCGCAAGTATGGTATCACAAATGCGGCAACGGCTACGATGCGCGAGATGGGCTACCTAAAGGCGGCGCAAAACTCCGGCTGCGTGTACATTGGCCCTCGCCCCGATACGGATGCCGGGTTGCACAAACTCGCAAAGGAGGTGAGGTCCGCTGCCCTTAATCGGCAAAGGGTATACCGCGCTAAGGCCATTGCGGCCAACGCGAAAGGAACGCAAACGGAACTGAAGGTGCAATACGTTCCCGCACCGAAGCACATCCCACAACCCCAGCCCATTGGACTTGTGCGGCGTTTCATTCGCTGGATTTGGTAACATGGACACGGCCACGGATGATATGATCTGGGGCCTGATACGGCGGCTGCAAGGGGCGGAGGGGAACAACCTCTCCCCCCGAGCAGTTGCCAGACTTCACCAGATCATCGACGAATACCAGCCGGACGCATTCCCGGACACCGAAAGCCAGACGGCACAGGCGAAGTGGATTGCCCAACGAATTGACCGCGAACCATGAAGCTGTACATCCACAAAGACGAACGCGGCAAGTGGCACGGCAAGGCGCTTAGGGCAGCTCTCGATGCCTGTGAGCCGGGACAGTACGCCGTAGAGATCAAACGCCACAGCGGGCGAAAGACAACGCACCAGAACGGTCAAAGTTTCTGAACTTTGTTGTATATTTACAACGCTGTTACCGACCCCGATGAACTACCATAACCAACAATAAGTCCTCGGCCATCGGGACCACGTTCATTGGACGCGGTAACAGCACCCGCATGGCCGGGGCATTGGTAACATGGACTGGAACGAAAGATTTGTTTATGACCGCGAAAGCGGAGAGCTGATTTGGAAGCCAAAGCCTAACGGCTTTGACGCGGATTGGAAGAGATGGAACTCTCGATACGCTGGGAAGGTTGCAGGACATGACCGAAAAAAGTCGATATCAACTTCTGCTGGCAAGTGGATACCTATTTTTGGAAAGCATTACGCCGTTCATAATATAGTTGCGGAGATGCATGGATTTGCTCCTAATGATGGACAGGTAGTTGATCACATAGACGGGAATCCGGCAAACAATAGGCTGTCAAACCTACGGCTTGCCACAAAGCAGCAAAACAGCTTTAATGCAAAGGTCTCTAAAGCAAACAGGCTTGGTCTAAAGGGTGTGAGCTATAATAGGGGAAGGTACATTGCAAGAATAATGGTCTCTGGCAAGTTTATCCATATTGGAGGCTTTGCCACAAAAGGAGAAGCCGCCGTTGCAAGAGCCAAGGCCGCTCTTAGGCTGCATGGCAAATATGCGCGATTGACATGAGCGCCATAAAGCACTATGGGCATTATGATGGCAAAAGGCTGGTGGCGTCATCCTTTGCCGCAGAGGTTAAGTCATACCCCGTTGGCACAAGCCTTGAGCTAACTTGCAAGAGGTCTGTAAAGAGAAAGACCACAGCCCAATGCAACTACCTGCACGTCCTGTTCACCATCGTTGCCGATACGCTGAACGCCGAAGGGATGGGGGATGGCAAGCGATGGACGGTCGAGCGGGTCAAAGAATGGTGCAAGGCGCAAGGATGCTACCCGGTGGAGGATCTGACCGTCAAGGGCCACACCGTGCAAGTGGTCAAGCCTACGCGGGAACTTGACAAGGAGGAGGCCATGATGACTATTGACGCGGTGCTAAGGTACTGGGCCGAAATGGGCATAGTGCTGCCAAGTCCGGGGGAGCAGATGGAGATGATACCGGGTTAACCGTTCGTCACATTTTTAGATTGGGGTGTTGCGGGTTCAATTCTTTTCCTAATCTTTGACCCATCAACAACGAACAACAACACGCCATGAACACCGCCACCACCCCCGAAATCATCACCATCGAAAAAGTAATTGCAGGCCGCACCGTAGTGGTAAAGGCTGAACTTTACACTATCGAAGAGACGCACATCACGTTGATCTGCGGCAACGAGTGGGACGCCTTGGTAGTGTGCCACTATTACAACGGTCGTAAGTGCAAGATTGAAGAGACTACGGACGGTCGTTACTTGGTAGTCGTTAAAAACATCGAAAAATGACAAAGCGCGACTTTTACATCTATTCGCTTCTGCGCGAATGTGTTAAGAACTCAAGCGCCGGATACGATAAGTTCACCGGCCTTGAGACATTGCACTACCTGTATAATATGGGCATTATTAAAGAGCCTGACCAAACCATATCAAAGATGCGCGATAAACTTGATACAGTTCTAAGTTCCATGACTCCCGACGATTTGAAGGCGTGGCTAAATGATTATTATCAAAGGGTCAATAATGAGCGTAATTCCTAAAGCGCAGCGTACTCCGCCAGCGCATCAAATGACAGAAAAGACTTTTGAGCCATGACCTACACCATCCGCATCCTTTACGGCGCTGCCTGTGCATGGCTGCGACAGTTTGAACACCAAATGAACGCCGCGCTGGGGCCATTCCTATCCCCGCGTAGGTACTGAACACAAACCACTAACACGAACGAACATGAGCGACACGAAGAAGACAGGAGGCCCGGCCTTTCCAGTAACGCTACAGGCTTGGGACAAGTGGACTGGCACGGAAGGCATAGACGGAATGACCCTACGCGACTATTTCGCGGCCAAGGCGATGCAGTCCCTTATCGCTTTCATGCTCGAAAACCTTTCGGCACACAAGGCAGAAGATGTGCCTGAAATTGCATATGACTTCGCCGATGCCATGCTGAAGGCCCGCGAAGAATAGAACACAACTCCCGTATGGTCCAAGGGTAGAGACGGTAACGCGGTGACCTGCAATACACAACGCTGGGTTTATGACGCCGATGTTACAGGTGCGGGTTCGACCCCCGCTGCGGGAACAAATCAACGAACGAATGACAGAGCACGAAAGCATAATGTTCTACGCATTTAGGTATGCGCTTGGACGACACACCTACGCGGTTTCGGACGTTGCCGACTACCTTATCCGCAAGAAGTCCGAATTACAACCGACAACGCGAAGCATGATAATCCGTGAAATCAAAGACCATTTTAAAGAGTGGGGCGATGGCGGATGGGAGTGCGACAAGACATCATGGGACAGCGTAGTAAATGCACTTTCAACAACGAACGAATGACACAACTATCAATAGACGGCGAACCAACGGACAATCCGCGCCTAATGACACGCGAAGATCGCGAGGAACACAAGCGCCTACTTCGCCGCGAGACCGAAGCCCGTGCCGAATGGCGCAAGTATCTCAAAGGGAAAGAAGATGCGAACGCCCGGCACCGTGAACAGACCCGCAAGGCTAACGCCGTATGGCGCAAGGCACGGGGCATCTTTAACCACCGCGAAAGTTCCTGCTGGTTGATCGGCGGGACCGAGCGCCCAAATCCTGAGCAATGGCCGTAGGTGCAAAGAAAAACAGCCCGCTAAAGCGCACCAGCGAGGTCATTGATTACGTCAGGAAGCACGCCCTAAAAAAAGAGGACAAGGATATCGTGCAGGGGCTTCGGAGGTTGACGGGTGATAAGCGGTGGAACAAAAAAAGGGTATATCACATTCGTCAGCAACTTGGCCTGTTCAAAGAAAGAACCTTCACAACGCGCCGAACGTATCCGATAGGCACCATACGCATTCACAGAGGACCAAACAGACCAAAGGAAAAGCGCATCAAGGTCGGGCCTGTTAAATGGGTCGGATATTCGCGCTACGTGTGGGAGCAGCACAACGGCCCCATCCTTCGCGGCTGTGTCATTGTCCACCTTGACAACGATAAGATGAACTGCGATATCGGCAACCTTGCCATGATGACCCATAAAAAGGCCGGGGCATACGTTACGCGGTTTGTGGCTTATGATGAAGAGTGGAGGAAAAGGACGGGCGAAGGGGTGTTAGATGCGAACGAACGCAAGCGTAGGAAGGTGGCCGCGAACGCATACCTAACACATACGCCGTATGAGTTCAGTCGTTAGGAACCGGGACCAAGTGACGCGCTTAGATTACGAGTTCGTCCGTGAGAGTGTTGAGGCGATGAGCGACCTTGAAATCATGGCAGAACTTGGGGTAAGTGAGGGCGCTGTAATTGCCATGCGCGATGACCTTGGGCTTCTGCGAAAGCGCAGGCACGGGAAGATTACCAGCAAGGGCATAGAACGCGCTAAAGAGTTCGTTGAACGCATGAAAGCAAGGCTACGCGAAGAGGGCGTGAACGGCGAAGAGGCGCGGTACTTTATGGCCGAAATGATTGGCGACCGCATTTGTGATATCAACCTTGTGGAGAATTGGTCAAGGCTGCACAACGCATCGCGGGCCATACCGATAAAGCACCGGGGCGAACTTCGTGAGATAGCCGACGAATACATGGACGTATTGACGCAATACCGATGACCGTAGCCGCGTGGATATGGAAGGCACGCAAGGACTGCAAACGCTGCCAAGGGTTCGGCCTGTATGCCGATGAACGGCAAACGGTGGACGGGAGAAGGGTGGCGATTTCACCGCAGGCGATAGCCAACGGGGAGCGCACGGTGGTATGCCCACGATGCGGGGCAAACGCCAATCCGAAAAAAGGTTAGGAAGTGAACGAGCCGGGTGCTATACTTGCGCCCACAAACAACACGAACGAATGAACTACGATGATTTCATAGACGGCAAGCGGCACAAGCCGTCAAGCCACGGGATAGAGCCGTGGTATATCCCGGACGGGATGTTTGATTACCAACGCTATGTGAGTGAATACGCCATCCGCAAAGGGCGGTGCGCCGTGTTCCTCGATACGGGGTTGGGTAAGACGCTTATCGAACTAACCACTGCGGTCAACTTTAGGAAGCACACGGGCAAGCCTGTGTTGATCCTTACCCCGTTGGCGGTGGCTTTTCAGTTCATCAAAGAGGCTGAAAAGTTTGGTATAACGGACATCCAATACAGCAAGGACGGCAAGCATGATGCTGGGATTGTGGTCTGCAATTACGAGCGGCTGGACAAGTTCAGCGCGGATGACTTTGGTGCTGTGATACTTGACGAAAGCAGCATCCTAAAGAACTTCGACGGGGCTATCAAGTCGCAGGTGACGAGCTTTATGAAGCGGGTGAAATATCGCTTCCTGTTCACGGCCACGCCAAGCCCTAACGACTTTATCGAGCTGGGCACAAGTTCGGAGGCGCTGGGGTACATGGGCTATATGGATATGCTGGGCAAGTTCTTTACCAACAACGAAGACACCATTTCGCCGCAGGCCATAGGCACAAAGTGGATGCTAAAGGGACACGCCGAAACCGCGTTCTTTGAGTGGGTCAGTTCGTGGAGCGTATCCATGCGCAAGCCGTCAGACCTTGGATTTAGCGACGAACGCCACATCTTGCCAGCGCTGAACCTTGTCCACCATTCGGTAAAGAACGAAGAGAACCTTGTGGTGGACGGTCAGATACAACTATTCAACCAAATTGCACGGCGCTTAACGGAGGTTCGTTCTGAGCAAAAGCTAACGACCACAAAGCGATGCGAAAGGGCTGTTGAGCTGGTACATGGCCACGATAGTTCTGTCTACTGGTGCAACTTCAACGGTGAAGGCGATCTACTGGAAGAGTTGGACAAAGATGCGCGACAGGTCAAAGGGTCCATGAACATCGAACGCAAAGAGGAGCTTCTATTAGCGTTCAGTTCGGGCGAACTCAAGCGGCTAATTACCAAGCCAAAAATTACCGCCTTCGGCCTTAACTGGCAGCACTGCGCACATACGGTGTTCTTTCCCACGTTCAGCTATGAACAGTACTACCAAGCCATCCGCCGCTTTTGGCGCTTTGGCCAAACGCGCCCGGTAACCGTTGACCTTGTTTACAGCGATGGCCAGCAGCGCGTAATGGATAGCCTTATCGCCAAGGCTGAAAAGGCCGCTGAACTATTTGACAAGCTCAACGCATCCATCAACGCCGATTACCACAATTCGGTAAAGGAGTTCAACAAGCCCGTCACGCTTCCGTCTTTCCTTCAACAAACTCAACACGCCTGAACAATGGTTAAGCAACAACTGATTACCGATGACTTCGCTATCTACAATAGCGATTGTATGTACGTCCTGCCAACACTGCCGGACAAGTCGATTGACCTAAGCGTGTACAGCCCGCCGTTCGCAGGTCTGTACAATTACAGCAGCTCGGAAAATGACTTTAGCAACTGCGAAAGCAAAGAGCAGTTCATGGAGCAATATGAGTTCCTGATTGCTCAGATTGCGCGGGTCACAAAGCCGGGGCGCATTACCGCCGTTCATTGCACGGATGTGATGAACAGCAAGACGGAGGAGCTTTGGGACTTCCCGCACGAGATCATCCGCCTGCACGAAAAGCACGGGTTCGCGTATCGTAACCGGGTGACCATTTGGAAAGAGCCGCTGAAGGTGCGGATGCGTACAATGGTGCGGAGCCTGATGCACAAGTTGATCGTAGAGGATAGCACGGAATGCTTTACGGCAATGCCTGACTATATGCTGATATTCAAGCGTGCTGGCGAAAACGAAGTTCCCGTAACGCACCCGACAGGGCTAAAGCACTACGCAGGGGCTACGCCTATACTGCCCATGATGAAGGACAAGTACGGCACCTTTGAGCAGCTTCGCGCAAAGTACAAGGATCACAAGGATCCGAAGACCAACAAGCTATCGCACATCATTTGGCAGCGGTACGCTTCGAGCGTATGGGATGACATCCGTATTGACAACGTGCTGAAGTTCAAAGAGGCGCGTGAAGAGGACGACGAAAAGCACGTTCACCCTTTGCAGCTTGACGTGATCGACCGCATCGTGGAGCTTTACAGCAATCCCGGCGAAACGGTCCTGACCCCGTTCATGGGTGTAGGTTCGGAGGTTTACAGCCCCGTCAGCATGGGCCGCAAGGCCATCGGCATCGAGCTAAAGGATAGCTACTTTAAGCAGGCTATCCGCAACCTCAAGGAAGTGAAGAGCCGCTTTGATGGCGAGGGTGATCCTATGCTGAACTTCGATGCGGAAGAGGTCGAACTTGACACCGAAGAGGCATGACCTGCCCATGCTGCAAAAGCGACCAAGTGGTGACGCGTTGGCTATCCACTATCATCGGCTACGTGTGCAAGGCGTGTGGTCATAAGTGGCTTGTGTAGTATCTTTGCAAGGTCGCCGGGAACGGTGGCCGCTGAGTGCAGCAGCGATGAAGTCGAACCAACTTACCCGCCCCTCATGGGCATCTGAACAGGGCTGCACTCCCTGCGAAGGTGAACATGGGGGGCGATTTTTTCACCAATACCATGGCACGAGTAGTTGAGTACACAGAGAAGTCGTTTAGGAACACTCACATGCGAATAAACGAGCAAGACCAAAGTTTGTTGATTTCAGTTTTTGATAATGATGATCGAAAGCTTGTTCACATAGAACTCGGAATGGATGATGTTCTCCTGTTGTCACAAGACCTTAGCGCCATGTATGAACGCATGGAGGATAATCGCCTTTCTAAGAGCCACTAACCATGGAGGGTTACGTTCGCCTTCACAGGTCGCTGCCCGAATGGGAGTGGTATCACGACGATGCCTGTCTTCGCCTGCTCATTCACTTGCTCATGCGGGCAAACTGGAAGGCGGCAAGGTGGAAGGGTATCGACGTGGAACCCGGCCAAATGATCACATCCATGGACCGAATGTCCGACACGTTGGGGTGGTCCCGTGCGAAACTTCGGCGAACGCTTGACAAACTGAAGTCGAGCGGAGATGTGGCCACCAAAGCGGCCAACAAATTCACGCTTTTAACCCTTGTCAATTGGGCAAAGTATCAGCAGGTAGAACATCAAAGCGGCCAACAAACCGACCAACAAACGGCCAGCAAACGGCCAGCAAGTGATACAACAAGCGGCCAACAAGTGAGCCAACAAGCGGCCACAATAGAAGAAGGAAAGAAAGAAAGAAGGAAAGAAAGCAAGAAGGAAAAGAAAGAAGAAGATGCTAACGCATCTGGCGCAAGCGCCGAGGTCCGTGGGGATGCCCGTATCAACGAGTGCTGGGAGGCTTTGAAGTTGGCGAACGATGGCCTGCTTGATGGGTCCGTGGCAAAGGAGCGCCGGGCCTGTTACAACTTGCTTCGGAAAATGGAGGTGCTGTACCCCGAATACGATGCCACTAAGTCCGTTCTTGCTCTGATCAAAAAAGTGAAGGAGGATGCGTTCCACGGAAAGAACGCCACCAGCTTTACCTACCTGTTCAACAACTTAGCGAAGATCATCAATGCCATCAAACAACCTACCGGACAAGTCCGCCCCGAACAGCTTAGCGTTGCAGAAAAGGCGCGACTGGCTATTCAAGCTAACGCCGAGTTCCATGCCAGTCAACGTGACGCTGGACCAAGCTACTGGGACCAATAGCTACCCCATCCGCCGCATGGTAAAGGACTACGGCAGCGAGGTGAGCGAGGCGTGGGCCGTGCTGATCCTGACCGAGGCCGATGCCATGGTGGGCGGAAAGAACCCGCCTAACGTGATTGCAATGTGGGCAAGGATGCTGATGGGGCAATGGGGGCACCGTAGCTGTGAGAGCGTGGTTATGGCAATCCGGGACGGGATGACCAGCGGTAAGGTCTACGGGTCGCTGAACTATCCGCAGATTGCCGAATGGATGCAGACGCATGAGGCCAAGATTTTGGGCCATGTCGAGAGCGATGCGGCCCGGAATAAGTTCACTGGTGATAACTTAGGGGCGGGATATTTGGACCGGACGGAACACGATGCCGGGTGGAAGGATCGGATGATCGACCAGCTACGGCGGAAACTGGAGAACAAGTGAGTGGACCTGAGATCATACGGCGGTACATTTGGGCCATGAAGCGCGTTGACATTGGCGGCATTGCCGAACCCGTCACGCCTTTGCAGGTGGAGTTGTACCAAAGGGCGTTGTCCTATGCGCTGATGTGGTGGGCAAATGGCGGCATGAACGAACCCGGCCCGACCGATGAAAAAGGCTGATGCCATTTTTGCCGAGCTGTGCAGGTCCGAGGGGTTACCCGCCCCCGTGACGGAACATCGCTTCCACCCCGTGCGAAAGTGGCGCTTTGACTACGCATGGCCGGAGCATCTGGTAGCCTTGGAGGTGGAGGGTGGGGTATGGATAGCCGGGAGGCACACACGGGGCAGTGGGTACATTGGCGACATGGAAAAGTATAGCGAGGCGGCTGCGCTGGGTTGGCGTATCTTGCGCGTCCAACCGAAGGAACTCAGAACGCAAAAGACCATTGATCTGTTACGTCGATGCATCTGCTCATAAAGTACCCGACCCGCGCCCGGCCTAAGCAATTCATTGAAACGCTGGGCATCTACGCATCGAAGTTGGTGCGGCCTAACCTTTGCCATATCCTGATCAGTGCCGACCTTGACGATCGAACCATGCGCCGCCCGGATGTACTTGCCGCTATCAACGGCTGTGGCGTATCGGCATCCATCCACTACGGGCCTAACAAGTCCAAGATAGAAGCCGTCAACGCTAACATGGACCAAGCGCCCGACCCGTGGGACATCGTGCTATTGGCATCGGATGACATGATCCCGCAGGAACACGGGTATGATGAGGCCATCCGCATTGCCATGCGCGAAAACTTCACGCACACGGACGGGGCGCTGTGGTGGTGGGACGGCAGACAGGACCGCATCAATACCATTCAGTGCCTTGGACGATTGGAATATGAGCGGCTTGGGTATATTTACCACCCCGACTACCTGAGCCTCTGGTGCGATAACGAAGCCACGGACGTAGGGATACGGGACAAAAAGCTGATCTACACGGGCCGTTGCATCATTCGGAATGAAAGCCCGGACTGGGGCGGAAAGCAAAAGAGGGACGAACTTTACCGCAGGAATAACAAGCTTTACAACGTAGACCGCAAAACCTACGAGAGCCGAAAGGCGCTCGGCTTCCCATGAACAGCCAAAACAACGAGGAGCTACTTATCCGGCGCCACTTTGGTAACCGCAAAGGCACGTTCCTTGACATCGGGGCCAACGATGGCCGCACCTTGTCCAACGTCTACGCCTGTGCTAAACGCGGGTGGTCTGGTGTGTGCGTGGAACCCTCGCCGCAAGCCTTTACCCGCCTGACGGCCAATATGTCCATCTTTGGCGACCGTGTGCAATGCGTCAACGTGGCCGTGTCGGATAAGGCGGGCACCATGACCCTGCACGAAAGCGGCGAACACCTCAAAAAAGGCGACATCGCGCTGCTATCCACCTTGCACGAAGCGCACACGCACATATGGACGGAGCAGTTCACGCCCGTTGACGTTCCCGTAATCACGTTCGGCGGGCTTATGGCGTTGTCCGATCATAAGACGTTCGACCTTGTGAGCATTGACGCGGAAGGGGCCGATCTCGACATCTTGCAGCAAATGGACCTGACCGCGCTGGGCGTGAAGATGCTTATCATCGAACACGAACACGGCGACCTCGATGCAATGGTGAAATACTGCACGGATGCCGGAATGAAGCTAAGTGCATCGAACCGTCAGAACCTTATCTTTGTGGCATGACCCCGCGCCTGTCCATCCTTGTGGCAACGATACCCGAACGGCGTTCATCGTTCCGCAAGTTGATGGACCACCTTCGCGCCATGTCGGACGGCCTACCCGTTGAAATCCTGACCGATGACGCGCCCAAAGGCGACATAAGCATCGGGTCCAAGCGGCAAGCCCTATTGACCCGCGCCACGGGGGATTACATCGCCTTTATTGACGACGACGATTGGGTAGCCCCGACATACGTTGATGACATCCTAAAGGCCACGGAAAGCGCCCCGGATTGCATCGGGTTCCGTATCGATGTCCACGGCCTGAACCGCCGCCGCGTTGAAATGGCATCCGCTTCCATGCGCTACACATGGCAAAAGGACATCGACGGGTTCGACTACGTGCGGGGCATCTACCATAAGACCCCGGTCAAGCGGTCCCATGCCATCGCCATCGGGTTCGCCGATATGCGCTTTGCAGAGGACAAGGATTACAGCGACCGCCTCGCCGCTTCGGGCCTGCTCAAGCGGGAGGAGTACATAGACAAGGCGCTGTACATCTACCGCTACAAGTTCCAACCCATCAACAAAAAGTTCGGCATCGCGTGACCTTGACCGTAACCCATAACGCGGGGCTAACGTCCTGCCTATCCGTTCGGCTTCACGAAGCCGCCAAGTACCGCCGCGAACATGGCCAATGGCCAACGGGCATAGATAGCGCATCGCAATTCGAGGCATATCGCGCCACACCCGGCGAACGGATCGACCTGCTCCTACTTGGCGACTACGACCAGCCCGAAGGATACACCGAATATGACCACGGCTGGCAATACGGCTGGTACGATGACATCGGCATCCCGCAGCTATCGCGTATCGCTATGCAGGTCTGCCGCCCATCCGCCGCCGTCCTTGCCCGTTCGTCCCACTTCCGCACAATCATCGGGGAGCGTACCGTAGTGCTATACAGGGGCAACGACAAGGCAAAGGAAGTCCCCGCCACGTCTTACGAAATCGCCTTTGACGCCGCCGAACAGGTAGGCGGTCCCTTCCTTGTCCAAACGGACGAACAGGACTTTTATGATGCGTTCATGGCCAAGTACCCCGATACCATCGCGCTACCGGGCCTGCCTCGCATCAAGCGGAACACCGACCGCTACGTTATGCCCACCGGACCCCACCGCCCGGAGTTTGCCCTGAACTTCAACGCCGCCCTGTATGCCATCGGACAGGCTAACAAAGTCATTTGCACAACGGGTAACACGGCGCTATGGGCCATGCTGTACCGGGGGCATACACAAAATGTTTGGCAGCTACACGGATTTAGCCAAACCTTCCGTAAACTTGCCAACCCATGAGAAAAGTCATTGCCCATATCATCGGCCTGCCCATAGCCCTGTTCTTTTGGCTTTTGGCCCTGCTGCCCCAAACCTATATCTTTGTGGTGGCATATATCGCAGGCATCAAACGCAAGCCATGAAACACCCCAAGTTCGCGGACGTACTGACCCGCGCTGAAGAGATAGCCGCTGAGTGGGAAGCCTTTGAGGTTGCCGCCTGTATAGCCGCCGAAGAACCCGCCCGCTACGGCATGGCCCGGAAATTGACCCGTGAACAGCAGGACGTATACGACCGCGTTGTCCACATGTCCTACCGTGAACTTTGCGGACCAATGACCACCTACGCCAACCGATAGGACACAATGAGCGCATCCAAAGAACTGACCATTGCCCATAAAGTCTGCGACCTTATCGCGGAAGGTCAGTCCATGCGTTCAGCCACCAAAGAGGCCGGGATCGAAATAACCAAGTTCCTCCGCATCCTCAATAAAGAAGGAGACGGTTCCGAACTCACGCAACACTACGTGCGCGCGCGTGCGACCCGTGCCGATGCCCGCTTTGAACGGGTTGACGAGATCATGGCCGAACTGAGGTCCGGGAAACTTGACGCTCAACAGGCGCGGGTGATGCTCGACGCTATCAAATGGCAGACGGGCAAAGAGAACGCCAAGCGGTACGGCGATGCGTTGGACCTCACCAGCAAGGGCGAAAAGCTGGCAGAGACGAAGGTGACCATAGAACGGGTGATCCTACATGGGAAAGATCAAAAGGGCGGGGCGTGACCTTCGCCGCAAAAAGGAACGGCAGCGCATACGCATGGCCGCAATCATCCGCCTATTGGAAGATGACCGCTCTTACACCTTCGCGCCACCCGGCAAAGACCCAATCTCCCTGACGGGCCGCGAATGGAAGGACCGGGCATTCAGCTAACCTACACGCCGCCACAGCTTGAGATCTTCTTTGGCGATGTCAAGCGGTTCAACGCCGTAGCCAAGGGGCGAAGGTTCGGGGCTACCCGTGGGGCCGCTCATGCCTGTATAGAATGGGCTATCGAGGGCGCTCACATCCTATGGGGGGATACCGTCTACGGGAACATCGTTCGCTACGTTGACCGCTACTTTCTGCCCACCCTAAAGGCATCTTCCATCCCCCACGAATGGAGGGCACAGGAAAAGACGCTGAAGGTCCGTGACGGATACATCGACTTTCGATCAGCCGACCGGCCGGAAAGCTGGGAGGGCTTCGGCTATCATTACATCGTGCTGAACGAGGCCGGGATTATCCTGTCTGACCCGTACCTGTATTCCAATGCGGTCCTGCCCATGATGATGGACTACCCGGACGCTAAACTCTTTGCGCTGGGGGTGCCGAAGGGCAAGTTCCTAAAGGATGGCAAGGAACACCCGTTCTACCGCATTTTCGGCACGTCGGATGCCGATCACCGCAGCCTGCGATACTCCACCTATGACAACCCGCTACTATCCACCGATGACATCGAAGTCACCAAGGCAGAGATAGCAGCCATGGCCCCGGAGGAGGTCGCACAGGAGATTTACGGGGAGTTCCTTGAGCGTTCTGGTGATATGCCGTTCGCCCATGCGTTCGACCCGGCTAAGACGGTAGCCGAATGCGAGCTTGACCTACGCCAACCAGTGATCGTGTCCGTTGACTTCAACGTGGAGCCGTTCTGTGCAATCGTGGGGCAGGTCCGCAACCTTGAGCGGGAAGCGGTCGTTACCCATGAGATAGTTGTCCGTTCCGGCACGATTACCGAAATGGCCGAACGCATCCGCACCATTTGCCCCGCCACCTTCAATATCACCCTGACGGGGGACAGCACAGGAGCATCCCGCCGCATCGGGCGCAACTCCACCGCGTCCCTTTGGGATGACCTAATGGACGAGCTACGGTTAAGGGACACCCAGCTACAACTGCCGCACAACCCGTCCCACGTAGAGAGCCGTGAACAGGTCAACTACATCTTGACCCATTACCCATCGCTGAAGATCAACCCGCGATGCACGGGCCTTATCATGGACCTAAAGACGGTAGAGGTAGACCCGGACAAGCGAATGATCAAGGCGGACCGCTCCAAGGCGTCCCAACGTGCCGACCTTATCGACACCTTCCGTTATCTTTGCAATACCCATCTTCACAGGTGGATTGAACAACACCGTAAAGGCCATGCCCTGCACCAACTATCCCAAGGCCAACCCCGTAAGCCTGTGCGCTGATGAAGATGCCCGGCTATACCTTGGGGAGAGCCTGTTAAGCAACCTCAAGGCGCGGTTTACCAACCTTGCCACTGGCGCTATCGTGGAACTGCCGACCCTTCGGGATGGGGCCGATGTGTACGTGGAAGGGTTGACGCTAACCAATACGCTCACCTTCCTTGTGGAACTGACGTACAACGGCATCCCCACGGCATTCTACCCGTATAGTTTGACGGGCACTAACTTCGTGGCATCCACGGCTTCACAGATGGGCATCTATGCCACATTTGAGGTGATGCGGGATGCGGACTTCAACACCTACACAAGTGGCGACCAATGGTTGAGCATCTGATCTATATCGTGCTTATGGCGTTGGTGGCCACTGGTGCCCACATTGTGCAGGAAGATGGCATGATCCTACATCCATTAGCAAAGCTATGGGGTCAGTTGCCCGCCTTTCTGCACAAGCCTTTGTTTACTTGCCCCGTGTGCATGGTATCCGTGTGGGGCGTCCCTGCGGCCCTGTATTTTGGGGCGCATCCCGACTACATTGTTCCTTACCTGCTGGCATCCGCTGGCCTTGCCGCATACCTTAACCGATGAGCACGTCACACGTAGGCGACTACTGCATCCATAAGGATAAGATGTGCATGACGCGTCAAGATGCCGCCATTGCCGTACGTAGCCTTGCCAGAAAGAACCCCGCGGAGGCGTACAAATGCCACCATTGCGGACGTTGGCACATTGCACACAAGCGCAGACCGTCGCAAAAGTTCAGCTCCATGTATGGGTCAGCACTAAAGGCCGCACACCGATGACCGGGCTACTTTTCAGGCTATTCGGAAAGGCTATCCATCGCCACATAGCGGAGGGATCGCTACGCCCTGCCGGGTTCGACGGTATGCAGCACGCATACAGCGGGACCGATGGCCGCGCCTACTACACATGGGCAGACATTGCAGACATGCCCCCCGTCCGTCAAAAGCACATCGAACGGTGCCTGAAGATGGCCGATGCGGGCATAGGTGAAAAGACGCTCGAAACGCTATGCGGCATCGCTGAAGAGGCGATAATGTCGAGCCTAAAGGAAAGCAAGTCGGAGGCACGCAGCAAGGCAGCGGCCCGCGCCGCCCATGCCATTGGCGAAATCCGCAACCGCCCTAAAGAAATCATCCCGGAGGAGGTCTATTATGACCTTGCCGCCGTGTTCGTGGTACGGGAAGATGAAGATGCGCGTGGGTTTGATCCCGGCATCCATGGTCAAAAGGTAGAAATGCTATCGAAGGCGGGGAGGGCCGGGCACACTTTTTTTACCCATCCGCCCGCGTGGCGGAAGCTGTTAGGCTCTTCACTCACTACCGAAAGCGCATACATCGAATTGTTGAGCAGTTGGACAGCGCAGAGGCTGAGGCTGGAAGCGGTCCTTCGGGCATCCGGCAAATCGCCATCCAACAAATGAGGGACTTCGACCGCTTCACAATGATGATTGCGGAGGGCGACCCCATTAAGGTGAGCGCGTTGGAACGTGGCACGGTGCGCCTGTATTGGGACACCGCCGAAGCGTATATGAACCGTCTACTGAACGCCAAGAAGATGGCGGATAAAGCAAGGTCCAAACATGGCTGATGAACAGGTAATAGTCACGCGGTTCGTTGCTGATCTGACGGACTTCGAGCAGGGCGTTCAGACGTATGAGCAGTCCATGACCGGGGTTGAGACTGCCAACAAAAAGGCGGACAGCACGGGCAAACAACTTGCCGCCACTACGGGCGACCTTGGGACCAAGTACAAGCTAACGGCAGCGGAGGCGACGAAGGCGGCAGAGGCAAGTGCGGAGGTAGGGGTAAAGACCCAGCAAAGCGCGGGCATCATTCGCCGGGCTGGTGAGACGGTGCGGCAGTTCGCGTTGGGCGCACGGGATGGATTTAGGACGGCTGTTAAGGAGGTGGGCGGGTTGAGCGGGGTTGTTCAACAGGTAGGTGCGAAGATTAAAGGCTTCGGGGCGTCCGGGTCGGCAGCGTTTAAGCAACTGGGCGCACAGGTGACGAACGTTGCGGGGCAAGTGCCTTTGATCGGGGGCTTTGCCGCGGCATTGGGTCCGGTGGGCATTGCTGCGGCTGCGGCGGCAGGTGGCCTTTTGAGCATCGTAAAGAACACGGACGCGGGGGCAACGGCATTGGAGGGGCTTGGCGTAACGGGCGGGGCCATCTTCGACCGTATCACCGGGCTTGCAAAGTCGTTCTTTGACACATTCACCAATAGCGACACGGTTATAGGCAAGATTGCGGGTGCGCTTGGCGATGTGGCGGGGGTGCTGTTCAATATCGTGACGGGGCCGCTGCAACTTTTGGGGGAGTTCACGGGCATCACCGATGCGCTGAAGTCCGACCTTGAGTTCGGCCAACAGGTCGCCAACCAGTTGGACGACCTTGCCGATAAGCAACTTGGCGTCAATGAAGCCACGGCAAAGAATGAGATTACCATCCGTAAGAACTTGGCCGCACTACGCGATACCACTAAGACAACGGAGGAAAGGCTAAAAATTGCCGATGAGATTACCGCAAAGGAAGAGGAAAACCTTGCGATAAAGCGCACCCAGCTAACGCAAGAACTGGCCATCCTAAAGGCACAAGCGGCAAGGCAGCAAGCACTGAAGGGCGAAGTGGATGATGCGCTAAAGGCTCAAATCAGCGGCATCCAAACGGCCATCTTTAATCTTGAGGCGGAAAGCGTATCCCTTACGGAACGGGTAGCCGCCCGCCGTGCTGGTATCGTAGAGGCCGAAGAGCAGCGGAAAGAGGCCGCACGTCAAAAGGCACTTGAAGCACAGCGCAAACGGGAGGCCGAGGCGTTGAAGATTGCAGAGCAGCGGGCCGCAGCCGAACAAAGCCTTGACAACGTATTGGACGGCATCGCAAATGAGCGCCTTGCCCGTCAGCAGTCTGAAGATGAGCGGGAGGTCCAAGCGATCAAGGGCAAGTACGCCAAGCTGGAGCAGGCCACATTGGAGGGCATCGAAAAGCTACGGGCCGCATCACCGCCCAACGCACAGAGCGAGATTACCAAGCGGGAGGCGGATGCCATCGTTGCCATTGAACAGGCTAAGACGGAGGAACTTGCCGCGCTGGAAAAGAAACGCACGGAAGAGATAGAACAGACCCGCGCCGAAGCGGTCGAAAAGATCCGTTCGTCCCTGCTCAATTCAACGCAACGGGAACGGGAGGCGGTCACGGCCAAGTATGACGAACTATTGGCCCTTGCCGAAAAGAACATCACCGACGAAGATGAACTTGAGCGCACCCGCCTTGAGCTTGCCCGCGCACGGGAGGCCGAACTAACGGGCATCGTAACCGACGAAGAGCGCAAGCGCACCGAAGCACAGGCCGCTGAACTTGAGCGCCGGGCCGCATTGCAGGAACAGAACGCCCAACTCCTCACCGACTTCGCCGTCAACGCTACGGGCATCATTGCACAGGCCGCAGCAGCTGGGGAGGACATTAGCGAAAAGGCGTCCAAGGCTATCGTGGCCCTATTGCTCGACACCCTCGAAAAGATCATCCTTGCCAACGCCTTCCAAGTGCAGGCCATTAGCGCGGGTGCCCCCGACCCGGCTAACGTGGCATCTGGTGGCATCTTCGGTATCGCGCGGGGTATCATCTTGGCCGGGTTGGTCAAAGCCCTGTTCGGGGCTGCAAAGGCGGCTATCACAGCGAACTACATGGGTGATCCGTTCGTAGGTGGTGACGGCACATCCCCCACATGGTCGGGCCGCGATGGATACCTGCGCAGGCTGGACAAGGGGGAGCGGGTGGTAACGTCAAAGGACAACGCCGCCTACTGGGATGACCTTGAGGCCATGCGGAAAGGCAAGTGGGATGACCATGTACTTGACCGCTACATAGCCCCCGCCATTGCCGCGCTGAATTGGGAAGATGACCGCCGCGCTGCCGACTTCGTGGCGTCCGATTTCGGTAGCCGTGTGGCCGGGTCCGTGCAACTGATGAAATACCATGATGCGAACATCGTGGACGGGTTGCGCCGAAACGCCCGCATCGAACGGGAGCAGACGGTAATTCTTTCACAGATCGCCAAGGCGCTGCGCCCCACATCTAAGCGTTACTACTGATGGACGGCGAAATCATCCACTACCTTGACGGGCTACCCGTTGAAGAGCCGTTGGGGTGGCTGGACTTCAGCGAGGAACTCGACCGCGATATTCGGGAGCGCATCATATCGGTGAAGTACGCCACGGAGCTAACCTTTACGGGCGGGGCATACGCATACCTGAACAGCATCAACGACACGGACGGATATTGCCGGATCGTCTTGTATGAGGCGAAACAACGCTGCAACGGCACGCTGAACACCTGTGCTAAAGGCGTGCTGATCTTGGCCGATGCGGAATGGAACCTGACCCGTTGCGAGGTGGTGGTGCCCGTGGTGGATGACAGCATCGGGGCGCGGGTCATATCCAACAAGGACATCCCAATCTCACCAGCCGCCGAAGCGTCAAAGAACGGCATCACTATTGCGCCCGTTCCTGTGCTGAACTTGCTTATCCATGACCCACAAGGGGACGGAACGACTGAACTACCTGACACCCGTAGGACGTGGGATTGGTTTGATGCCATTACGCACGCTGTAAAGTACATGACCGATGATACCGTTGGCGTGGTATCCGATTGGTACGCTAACCTCGATGACGCTGAAAAATGGGCGCTGGTAGATGGGTTGGAACTTCGCACTCATGACGGGGCGAACACGCGGGTAGTGTGGAACTTCAAACAGCTATTCGATGAAATGGCCGGGCGGTATAACCTTTGGCTATTGGCCACAAGGGACGCCAACGGCAATCCGTTGTTGCGCATCGAACCGGAGGCGTATTTTTACAGCGGTCCCGGCCCTGTCATGGAACTTGACATCCAAGATCTGAAGCGCACGGTCGATAGCGATCGCCTATACGCCCGCGTGGTAGTGGGCTGTGATGACTACATCCGGCAGTTCACGGACACCCCGTTAGCCCTGCCGTACATCCCGCTGTTGACGCAAGGCAAAGAGGAATACCACTTCACGGGCGTATGCAACACGTCTGAGACGTTGGAACTTTCGTTTGACTTCATTACGGATAGCAACGCGATTGAGGACGTTGTACTGAACGCCAATGAGGAATACGATGAGGACATCTTCCTGCTCCAGTATTACGAAGGGCCGTTAGCGTCTACGGCAACGTCCCGTTGGCAGTTCACCCCTGATGGCATCCTGTTCGTATGGCCATTTAACCAACAAGGCCTGAACGCCAATATCCTAAACAGGTACTACCTGCCCTCTTCAGTGGGTGCCAACTTCGGCCCACAGACGCCATACAGCGAGACAACGCCCGCCGCGTTGACCGATACCCTGAACGGGCTTAACCAAGCGTCTACGCCCGCCGTTCTATTCGGCACGCCGTACACCGCAGCCGTTAGCGAATACGCATACTTTGAGGTGAACGTCCCTTGGCGTATCGTATCCAACACGCCGCAGCTATTCGGGGGACTGCTGTTGTACGCCGCTGGCAACTTCCAGATCATCGCCGAACGGTTCGATGCGTCGAACGTCCTTATCCAGTCCCTGACCTTTGACGCCAACGCCACGGCCATCGCGCCGGGCCTGCTCAACTTCAGCGCGGCGTTCGGGTTCAGCCTGAACATTGGGGACTACGTGCAAGTGTCCTACGTGTTCACCACGTCTTCGGCGCCTGCTGGCAGCGGTCCCATCGGGGTAACGCCCGGAACGCTTACCACGGTATTCGAGATACCGGACGGGGCCACGATTGAAAAGACGTTAAGCAATGGGGGAGGCTTTGCCGATGGGGCCGGACCCGCGCCCATGCTGAAGTACATCTTTGAGCGACATATCAACCTCAATTCGTGGTTATCTTTGACGGGAAACCCGGAGCAGTCTATGACCATTTCCCCGTCATCTTCGCCCCTCATATTCGGATGGGTTGCCAACGCCAAGCGTAACGTGGCCACGGGGTCAACGCAGTGGGAAGTTATCGCACGTCCATGAGCATAGCCGCACTGCCTAACCAGCCCGTCAACCTGACGGCATCGCCTTTGCAGGGTTGCATCTGCGACCCGTTGACGCCCGCCACGTTGATCGGGGCCGATGATACCTTTGAGTTCGTTCTACGTGCGTTCAGTTGCGCCGATGCGGAGCAATTGCTGACGAATACGAACTTTGACGCGAACACTTGGAAAGGGAACAGGGGATTTGTCATTACACCCGGCACGGCGTGCTGTTCTGTGAACAATGCTGGTGCTACCTTGGTGGAGAATGACTTTACGCCGTCCATTGGGGAGACGTATGAACTACGGTTCAATATCACCGATGTGCAAGGCGTTCTGAACGTGGTATTGGGCGGGCTATCGGTTGACATTGTGGAACCGGGTCAATACAGCTACACGTTCGTCGCCACTTCGACCCAGCGGTTCCGGCTTACGTTGGTAAGTGACCTTTCATTGGTTTGCCTTGACAGCATCTTGGTATTCGAGGGCAATAGGTCCATCACCGTGACCTTCAAAGACGCTAAGACGGGAGTAGAGGTTTACGCGGTGGATGCCACGGCGGACCCGGACCTGTTCACATACTTGGGGGACAGCGTTATC